AGACAAAGCGTTTTACGGAATGGGTCTCGGACTTCTCGTTGGACAGAATCAGCGGGTTGACCAAGGAACGATCAACGCAATCCTCAAAGTTCTATCATTCGGCATCAATCCGATATATCTTCGCAAGCGTGACTCAAACACGCCCACACAGATGATTCGTACCGGCCTGGGAAAGATTCTCACGGTCGACACTGAGGTAGACAAGGCGTACAAGCTGATGGAGACCCCGAAGATTCCAGGGGACATCTGGGCAGCTCTTGCCGAGTCGGAGAAGTCAACGGAAAGCACATCGGGAGCAGATCAGGCGCTTGTACAAGGGTCATCCTCGGGACCGCGTTCCTCTATGGGACGAACGGCTGGTGGAGCAAGCATCCTTGCCGGTGCCAGCGCGACCAGACTTGATGGACCTCTTGACAACTTTATCGAACAGGTATTCAAACCGTTTTTGTATATTCTCGATGACCTTGTAACCAACTACCTCTCGGACGCAGAGATCGTAAAGATTCTGGACAGCGAGACCGGCAACAAGTTCAACGTGGACATGCAGAAGTTTCACGATGCTCACATTGAGTATGAAGTGCTGGCTGGTGCAAGTCTCGCTGCGAAGCGAACGATGGCACAGTCACTCACACTGATTACTCAAATCCTGGAGAACCCGCAGATCACAAGCAGCCTTGCGGATGTCAACCAGGAGTACATCGACTGGAAACCGATCCTGAATATGTGGCTCGAAGCGAGTGAGTGGAAGGACAAGAACGACATCATCAAACCGATGACACAGGATATGATCCAGCGCAAGCAGGCAGCTTCGCAGCAAGCGCAGGCGCAGTCCAAAGCGGCCATCACAGCACAGAGCAATCAGCAGAAGTTTCAGCAGAAGCAGACCCTTGAAGACCAGTCGAACGAAAACCGTATCAAGCGGGATGTGGTACGAGAGGTCTTCCGCAACAATGGTATGAGTGAAGCCACTGAAGGAATGCCAAGTACAGGCGGACTAGGTGGCATGGACCCGACGATTGCGTAGTCGTGTTCATTGAAGGTCGCCAGGAGAAGTCGGGGACAGCCAAGAGCTGAGGTTTCCCGTCAAGGTCCCGGCGCGTTTGGGGTGAGATCGTAAAACCCCAATTTACCCCGGAGGAGGGGTTAGTGGAAAACGAAAAGTTCACCCCAGAGATTTCACTGGACCATAATGAACGAGGCCAACTGACGAGCACGGCTAGTACGGACGGGTATAAGGTCATGCACCGCATATTCCGCGCCGAGGTAGACAAGTTTATCGTTGACCTTATCAATGCCAATCCAGCGGATGCTAAAGCGGTCTGGGCCAAGCACGTACTGGCAAAAGCCGCAGCGCAATTTTATGGTGCAGTGACTGCGCGTATCAACGAAGAAATCACGCAGTACACACACGCACCTCGCTCGACGGATTTACCCACAGATGCAACCGAAGGGATTTTGGACATCGGTGAAGTAGCGAGATCGTTTGAGGAATTAGGTTCCTTTGGAGAGGAGGACATAATCAATGGATAACGAAACAATCAACCTTACGGAGACTAACCTGGAAGACCAGGGCGCACCTCTGAGTACAGAACCAACAAGCGTATCCGATACGCCTGTTATCGCTACGGTGACCGATCCGTTGCCGGAAGAGAAGTCCCACATCTACCAACCTACGGATGAACTGGGCCGACCCATTGGCGGTAAGCAGGTAATCAAGTTCCGCACCACGGATGAACTGATCGGCAAGATGCAGGAGCAAAGCGTTCTCCTGATTCGTAAACTGCGAGAGCAGACAAAAAAGAATCGCCTCGGCATCAACGATCTGGATGAGATATCGGCTGAGTCTCCTAAGTTTGAATCCCCGGTTGATTTCAAACCTCGGGTCCTGACCCCGGATCAGAGAGTCAAGTTGTCCCGCGATCTGTTGGACCCGGATAACCTGGATGAAGCGACGGATACACTCTTTGAGGCGAAGTTTGGAATCAAGCCTCAGACCCTCGGTAAAGTAGTGAGTGATCTCCAGTCGGATAACATCAACATGAAGGCGCGTCTCGAAGCAGATGCGTTTGTTGCTGCTAACCCGGCGTATGTCACTTGTGGCGAGAACTTCGCTTCCATCACCAACTGGATGCTGCGTTATGATCTCGCACCGGTACGGGAGAATTTCCAGAAAGCATACGACACGCTTCGGGCAGATGGAATCCTGATCGAAAGAAACGAGCCGGAACCGGTAGTGGAACCAACCACCGTCCCCGCAACCATCGTCCCTGCGGCTATCCCGCCACCGGAAGAACCTCCTTTGGAGGAGAAACCAACAACCTACGCGCCTTCACGAATTGCGTCAGGGCTTACGCGGGACTTGTCTACAGACGCGGTAACCATCCGACCGGTAGGAGACGACATCGTGTATGAGGTTGTGGTCGGCGGTCAGAAGCGTGTGTATAAGGGCCTCGCCGCTCTCGATGCCATGCCGTCTGACGTTTACAAACATCGCATCAACCATGAAAAGGGCTTTGCACAAAAGGCCGATAAAGTCATGGCAGAGGCGGCAAAGAACAAACGGTAAACATTCCGTGCAAGATCGAATGTCCCTTTACAGGGATAGCCTCACCGCAGGCAGGGCCGTGAGACTCGGTCCACTTTTTTGGATGTACGGACAGTCGGATTACTGTAACCGCATCCCCTAGTTTATGTGCTCGGGATTGACCAGTCTAAGACCTAGACTGGTGAGCAATGTGATCGGTCGGATTATCGATCCCTTTGTTCTCTCACATTAAGGCATCATGTCAAACGTTCTTATCTTGGAGGAGAGAAAGTGCAGACATGAGTGTAATGTATTAGGAAAGCACTCAAATGGCTTATACCCCTGCTGCTAATGGACAGAGCAATCTGCCCCAGTCCACCGTCAAGTTCTACGATAAACGATAACTTGTCGTAGTAAAACCATCTCTGATTGACTTGGAAGCTGAAATGGCTAACAGGGCGGAAGAAGATAAATTGCAAACATTTGACAATTTGTCAACACCGTGAGAGACTAAGTGAGATGGCACGTAAATTCAGAACCCCAGAGGACGTAAAAGAGTACCAGCGTCAGTGGCGTATCCGTAATCGTGAAAAGATGCGCGTATACGCTAAGAAATATAGAGAGGCCCATAAGGACGTTCCTGCACATTTGGAACGAAAGTATGGGATCACTGTAGAAGACAAGCAAAAAATGTGGAACGAGCAAGAAGGAAACTGCGGAGTCTGCGGTAACCCTATGACACATGTTTTTGCTAGAGACTGCCAAGTGGAGCATGACCACTTCACTGGTAAAGTCAGAAGTCTGACCCACTGGTATTGCAACATGATGGTAGGTGTTATGGAAAACAAGCCCATATTACTCCATCAGATTGTGAAATATCTGGAAGTTCACAAACGTGATGCGATAGTCCGAACTCATGGGAATAACAACCATGAGAGTTCAGCAGAAATGTCTGAACCTTGTTTAGAGAAGGTAGCCTAAACAAGTAACATAATTGAAGAAGTTTCGTGAGAACCTGAAGGCCCAAACCCCGTTCGTCGCTTGCTCTGAGCGCCTCGACCTCCCCACGAAGTCGGGTAACCAGTACCAGATGTTCATGTACGTTCCCCTGGCCGCGAACACCGCGCAGACCACGGAAGGTACCGTTGGTAGCTCCATCGCTGTCAGTGTTCTGACCAACACCGCAACCATCGGTGAGTATGGCGACTACGCGAACTTCTCCTCGCTGTCTCTGGCTACGGCCATCGACAACACCGTGGAGAACGTGGCGCGTGAGATGTCGTACCGTCTCGGTGAGTCGCTGAGTGGTCTCGTCCGTGCAACTGCGGATGGTGCCAACGCGATTGACTCCAGCGTTCTGGTTCAGCTTGCTGCGACCAGCACTTCCGCGTTTACGACCCTGAGTCTCAGTCAGATTCGTAACTCGGTGCAGAGCCTTGCCGGTCGTTCGGTTCGTCCGTTCGATGAAGCGTCCAAGTCGTTCTGCGGTGTCATTCACCCCTTCGCGCTTGGCGATGTTCTGGCCGATGTTAGCAATAACTCGCCCATCGACATCCTGAAGCACACCCCTGTGGGTCAGGCGAAGATGGAAGACCTCGTTAGTGTCGACTTGGCTGAGATGATTGAGCTGCCGGGTTCCGGCGTTCACTTCTTCCAGAGCAACCAGATCACCCAGACTGCGAACTATAAGGGCGTCACGGGCCTCACGGCTCTGCGTACCTATATCTTCGGGCGCGATGGCATCTACAGCATCAAGCTCGGCGCACAGGGCGACACTGAGTTCGGAGACGGCGAGTGGAGCAACATCAAGTGCAACATCGTTCAGAACGCCGAACCGACTGTTGCGGACCCCGAAGGTCTGATTCCTGGATGGACCAGCTATCGTGTTCACTTCACCACGTCCCTCGGTCCTGACACGACCGTTCGGATTCGTGAGATCGACGCGGCTTCGGCAATCAGCTAAAAGGACACGGCGTATGGGAGCAATCTCATACGCCATTTTCTTGTGTAACTGAGAAAGGAACACATTGAATCAACAGACTACAGGTATTGGTGTCCCCGCAAAGATCGCAGTTGACGCCGCTGCCGTAACCCTCTCCCTCTCTGGTACCACGACCCATCAGATCACCGCTACCGCGCAGGACGTAGGCGGAACCCCGCAGACGGGAATCGCCCTTGTACTCACTGCTGCTGCACTTGCCAGCGGTGGAACCACGGTCTATACCGGAACCATTACCGGAGGCGCGAGTAACGCTCTGGTTGGTGTCGAGTACACCGTAGCAGGCTTTGACCTTACCGCCAACAACGGAACCTTCGTTGCTACTGCGTCCAGTGCGACCACACTCACGCTGAACAATGCAAGTGGTGTGGCTGACACTCACGCCGGTACCGCAACCCCTACCGACAGCGCCACCGCGTTCACGTATGCGTCTTACGGAGCAGAGAACGTTGTAGCCGGAACCCCAACAGCAGTTGCCTCGGTGTCCGCAGGTGGACTCATTACCGCACATGCTCTCGGACAAACAACGGTTGAGGTTTCTTACCCAACCTTCGACAACGCAGGCGGCGACGTAGTGAACGCCGGAAACGTTATGAACGGACTGCCGATCAACAAGATTTTCAAAGAGATCACAGTAACCGTCACACCCTAACAAGTAACTAACCCATGTTTGCGAAGGAGGAGACGCAATGTGTGAAAACTGTGATGAGCGCAGTGTTACCCAGGTCCACAACCGGGCGCTGCGCCGCGTCAATAAACTTTTACGAAGGAAAGAGACGGACCTTCGAGAACACGCAGATGAGATGTTTACGGCTCTATGCGAAACCAATGTAGCAGCAGAACAGGCGTTTCGGGAATTGTGGGAGCGTGGCGGGTTTCAACCACCCATCGGCCCACAGGATTATGAAGCCATAGTCAAGCGTTGCCTCACGGCGTTATCGGAGTACAACGAAAGCCACACAAGCCGGACGCCCGCCGTTTCCGCAGCAAATTAAGATTCTCGCCTTCTGTCACATAACCAGGGGTGGATTACCTACTGGAGATATCTCTGACAGAAGGCTTCTTGACCTCTCAATCCCGGCCAGGAGACTGAGGTCACTGCTCCCAATGAGTAGCGTTCATTGGCCGAGCGTCATTGGTGAGCAGACGTTATTAGCAGTAACCAAGAGGAGAGACTTGGAATGGAAGTAAGTACACAGCAGGTAATGGAGTCTCAAGGCACGCGCTTGAGTGAAAAGAATCCGTGGGAAACCTACGGCGCGGAGATGGAAGCGCGGATGAGTCCAGAGATGGCATCCGAAGTCGCAGAGTACGCAGATCGCCGCTACGAGAGTGACCGGACCAGTTCGGAGAACAAAGAGGAACTTCACCGGCAGCGCGAGATCAACACGGAACTGGCAAAGCAGTACCAGTGGCTCAACCCAGAGGAGTACGCCGATTATGGCGCACGTATCGGACGGGTGATGAGTCATGCGGAGTTCATCACGGCACTGCGAAAGTCCGGTGTCCACTGTCACTACAGACAGCATCCACACCTGGATAAGGCGGTCTTGTATGTATCGAAGTTCGGATATGACAACCCTGAAGTAGCCTGTTGGGTACAGATCGGGAACATGCCTGAATTGTCGATCATGCGCTTTGATGACCACGGCGTCCCACTGGACGAGCGCAAGCGCGGATGGCGCACGGCTCTTTTGCAGCTCATCCTCAAAGGAATCATTACTGAGGAAAAGGCAAACAAAGCCTTTGGTAGTCCGAAACAAACAGAGCAGTTTCACCGTTACAACTCAATGTTGCAGAGTTTTCGCAACGCGGGAAGCAGCCTGTAAGTAAACCCTAAAGGAGGGGTTAGGAAAGCATGACACAAAATAAGAATATCAACACTTTGCAGGAGATTGCGGCTGGAGCATCTGAGGCCAACGAGAAGTTGGGAGCAAGCCAGCAGAACATCCAAGGCACACAGACCAACGCCGTCCACATACCCACGGTAGCTTCGGAAGTCTCCGCACCTAAGCAGTCGGTAGCTGAGATGGAAGCGGAGATCAAGTCCTTGGAGTTGGAAGAGAGGCGTCTTGCCGTGAAGTTTGCCAAGGCTAACCTTGAGGACATGCAGGAGCGACTCGACGAACGCCAGATCAAGCGAGAGAACGTCCGGCAGACCAGCGTTACCAACGGCGCGACCATCAAGCAGACCAACGCCATTGATGCAGCCAACCAGACGCGCTGCAACCATCGCAAGGGCGGTAACGAGGCCAGCGGATATATCGGCGGTCAGGGTGATTCGTCGCAGTATGCGGTCATCAAACACACCTTCGGCAACGGCGACCAGTGGATTCGTTGTCAGCGTTGCGGTAAGACCTGGAAACCCCCGGTCGAGTCGGAGCACGCGACGAAGGAATCCTATGCAGCGGCTTTGGGAGCTTACAAGGTAGCTATCAACTTCCCCACGCAAAACAAGAACTCGTCTTCTGTAGTATTTCAATTCTCAGACGGCGGTGAGTATTACCGCGAAGTAACTAAGGGCGCGAACTTGCGTTGATTCACAAGGCCGCAGGCATACAACGCTGCGGCCCTCTTTGCATTCCCGGAGACACAGTGGGTAGGCATAGGAAACATGGAGATAAGGTAAATGGGTAATAGTGCGATCCAACTTCAAGAACTGATTGACGATGCATCTTCTCTCGGAGATGTGTCCCCTGCGTTGGCAACAGGGGGGTTCTCTAATGCTCCTGCTCTCTCCATTGCGAACGACGTGATGCAGGCCATGATAAATGGCGGACCTGCGGGTCAGCCTTACAACTGGAAGTGGAACAGCTTCAACGTTACTCCATTTGCCACCAACAGTTTTCAGCAGGATTATTTTGTACCAGGCGTTGTGAAGGTTGGGTGGCTTGAAAACGCGTGGGCGGTAGACATCAACCAGACCTCGATTCCCAAGCAGAAGCAGTACCTGGAAGTGAAACGGAATCTGGAGGTCACCTATGACCAGACCGGATATCCCGGCAAACTTTGCTGGATGCCCAATGACCTTCTCCAAACGGGAGTATGGGGACAAGCGCCCCTCGGACCCACAGCGGGTTTCCCAAGCGGACAGACCAACGTATCCGGGCCAGGAAGCAGTGGGATGCAGAACCCCGGACCCGGCGTCGTCTACACGAACCCGATAGGGAATCTCCAAGCGCCCATCAATGCGACGACCTGCATCACCGATCCGAACGGTAATCTGTGGGCACTTACGACCTACGGAGTTTGTGGCAGCAGTGAACCGAACTGGGACGGTACATTCAAAGTCAGCATCCTTGGAACGACAATGCCGTGGGACCCAACTTTACCCGCAAACAGCGCTTTTCCACTTGCGAACGGTCCTTCGGGAGTAAAAGGAACAAGTGCTGTTGTTATACCGTTGAACGGTGCAGCTACTATCACCCTGAGTGCCACCGGCGCTGTAAGCGCAGGAACGAACTTCCCTAACTATGGTCCCCTTGGTGGTGACTATAGACTAGATTCCTATCCGGGATCAATTGGTTTTGGAGGCGGTGTGTTTCCTCTTCAATACGTTAGTGGAGCTACCGGCACTGGTCCTATTC